TAGATTTAATAGAGGAATTAAAAATTAAATAAAATTAAATAGATATGAAAAAGTATTGGATTGAAAAAGTAGAATATCCGAATGGAAAAGATGGATTTGCTGATTGCATACCATATAAGGATTATACTAATAAAAAAGTAGCACTAAAGGATTTTAAAACTTTAGTAAAAGAGAAGGGGAATAGTGATACATTAATTAGTTTATACGAATTAGATATTGCTAATGATATTGATAATTTAATAAAACACAAATAAAATTAAATAGTTATGGATGTAAAAGATTTAATAAGAGAACTAACAAAACTACCTCAAGATTTACCGATAAGATCTTTACAAGATAATGTGCCTGATGATATGCCTAATGAATGGGTATGTAAGGTAGAAGATCACGATACAGAAATAGTATTAGTAACGAGTCAATAAAATAATAGAGGAATTAAATATTTAATAAAATGAAATTAGAATTAAACGAAAACGAACTTAACTATCTTTTTAATGTTATAGAACAAAACTACTCAGAAATAGATTATATATGTAGCCCATCTATAAAAGAAGATAAAATATATAAAAAAATGGTAAGAAACATTTATAATAATTTAACAAAACTAAAGAACAAAACAAAATGAAAGTGAAAATAATGCAAAGAAGTGTATATCATAAGATAGCAGAAGTTGAAATAGAATTACCAGAAGAAATTACTGATATTAAAATAAATAAATGTTATAATACCTATGGAGAATTTGATTTACAAGCATATCTTCATGATAATGAAGATTTATATGTAGATAAGATAGATGAGAAAATATCAAAAGCAAAATATGAGTTTGGATTGGGATTAGATAACGATAAAGGATTAGATGAAAAAGATAATGAAAGTGAATGGAGATATGAGGTTAGCAACCTAAAATTAGGAGGACATTTATAAATGAGTTATCAATACACATATAGTTTTAAATTCTTAAGATTCTATAAAGAATTTTATGAGGAAGATGGCTTTGAATGGACATTAAAAGAAGTGGATCAAAAATTAATTGAAGACAATATAATAGAATATAAATTATGAATGAGGCAATAAGAAAATATCAAGATAAAATGAAATATAAAGTAAAAATTTTCTGGACAGCAAAAGGAATAGTAGATTATTTAAATGAGGAAATAGTATTGGGTAGAATAATTGAAGAGTTTGGCGATACCCCTGACATAAAAGACACAAAAGCATGGGAAAAATACAATGCTATTATTGAAGATGTTATGAAAAGTATTAAAAATCAAATTAATTAATTATGAAAAATTACACTAAAGAAGAAGTAGAAAAATACTGGACTAATAAAATTTCTAAAAATTTAATAGGAAGAAAAATTACCAACGTAGAATATATAGATGATAAAGAAATGGAGGATAATATGTGGTACAAAAAACCTATTGCTATTTGTTTAGACAATAAATATTGGTTAATACCTATGATGGATGATGAGGGTAATGATGGGGGAGCAATATCAACTACCTTTGATGATCTTGGAACAATACCAGTAATATGAAAATTAAAATTAAATATTAACTAAAATTAAATAATTATGCCGAACTGGGTTTATAGTGGGATTGAGGTAACTCAACCACTAACAAAAAAACAATTAAAAATAGTAGATAAAATAGAAAAAGCAGGAAGTATCTGTCAATATTATAAGCCACAACCTTTAAATTTGTCAAATATATGTACTGGTGCTATAACTATTAATGGAAAAAAATATAATAAATGGAGAAGAAAATTACAAATTGATGGAACAAGAAGAGATGTCCCAGTAACTCCTGAAGAATTAATAATATTAAAAGAAAGGTATGGATATACCGACTGGTATCATTGGAGTTTAGATAATTGGAACACAAAATGGGGAGATTGTAGATTAGAAGTTGATATAAGAGATGAAAGAACAAAACATTTTGAAAAAATAGAAAATAAATCAGAAGTACCATTTTTATTTGTTTCGTTTACGTTTGAAAGTGCTTGGTCTCCAATATGTGATAGTATATTAGAAATGTTTGCAAAAGATTTTCCTTCTTTTAATTATTGGTACGAAGAGGAGTGTGAATGGGGAGGGATAAAAACATATGACAATGGAGTTTGTTGTGAAGAACATAGTTATGATGAGCCGAATTGGGATGAGGAAATAGAAATAAACCATAAAGATACCAGTTGTAATGCTGTATATTTAAGGGAAGATCATCCCTCATATGACTATGGTAAAGGATATTATGAAGAATATAGTAAAAATAGTTTTTTAGGCAAAACTATTGAAGAAGCTAAAAATACTTTAGCTGTTTGGAGTTCTAAATAATATATAAGAGTTGTTGTTAGGCGAGATCAACAACGTAATTAATAACTGCATGGCTTGTTATTTTCTCTTTTTTTAATTTATTATCTTTGTTTAAACAATTAATTCACAACATACTATGAAAAAACAATATCTAATAGTTGTATCAAATTCTTCTTATAAGGACATACAATATACCAAAGTAGTTACTTTAGATCAAAAAAAAATTCACGACTATATTAATAAAGAATATATAGACTCAGAAGTTTGTCATAAAATTGATAAAGAAGATTTTTTATCTCATTATGAAAATATAGGTAAAAGTTTATCTTCTACTTTGTTTAAGTATAAATATTATCACGAAGAAAATTTATATGAATTTTATGATGGAGAGCATACCAAAAGAATAGAGTTGTTTGATATAACTGATTTCTCTATGAAAGAAAGTTTTTGCTTAGCCATAGAAAAAGACATAGCAAAGGCTTATATTGTTTCAAAAGATGTGTTTAATAAACTTTGGAATAATGTAAACCAGTTGTTAGTTCTGTATGCTGATGTTGAAGATGAAGAGATTAAAACCATAAAAGACTTTTGTGATAATGGAAAGTATTTAGATAAATCTATATACATACCTGCTGAATACATTGATTATAATGACTTTGATTATGATACTGGAGAGATAAAACACTATGAAAGAATAGGTCTTGTAGACTCTTTAGAAAGCGATATAATTTTAAAAGTTGTAAAACATAACAACAATAAGTTTCTATAAACTTTGTTATATCAATTTTATTTAGTATTATTGTCACTTAAATTTACTAATTATGAATAAACTAACAAAAAACGAGGAAAGAGAGTTTAACCATTTGAAGAAAGTTTTATTTAACAAAAAAACTTTTTTAGATGTTGACTTTATTTCTAATCAATTATTGCTTAACAGATATAATGAATTAGCAAATAAAAAAACACAATCAATACTAACGAAAGTTTAATAATTGTTGTTGTGTAAATGGGGGGAAAGCAAACACTTTACAGTTGGCGGGTCCCAAAGGAAACGAATACTAAGACGTAAACTTAGCCCCCCTTATTTTTAATTAAATTATATAATATGAAAAAAATTATTTCAAGAGACACTAAATCATATAACGACTGGATGGAGTATATACACGAATGTATATCTACTAAAAAACAACCAGACTGCGAACAAAGAAAGTTAAATCAATATCATAAGTTAAGAGATATTAAATACTATGATCTTGTTAAAAGAGGAGTTATTAAAGATACAGATGAAAACTTTGAAAAATTTGATGTAACTGAATATGAATACCATACATCTTCAATAATATGGGAGTAGATTTAGTAAGCAGATGTTGTGGGGATACTTTTGAAGAAGTAAATATAATAGAGGACTGGAATGAAATTTATATTTGTTCTCAATGTGGAGACTATTGTGAAGTACAAAACGATTACGATTTTAGAGAATTGAGGATGTATGATAGAGCAGAAGCAAGAGAAGATGATAAAAGATGTGGACTATGAAAGAAATACATGAGTTAATTTTAAAAGAAAAAATGAAGGATAAGCCTAATAGAAAATATATACAATGGCTACAAAAATTAAATCAGGATATTCTTAAGCAAATCATAGTAAAGAATTATAAAGAATAAAGGACGGGAATGATCCCTAAACTTAACGGGTGTAAGAAGCCCTAATATTAAATGTTTGTCCTTTATATTTAGGGGGGTGGTTATAAAGGCGATTTTGCCATAACAGTTAATACTATTAGCCACTCTCTTAGAATTAAATTAAATTGAATGAAAGAATTAGCAAAGAATTTTGTTTTTGAAACAAAACAAAATAAAAAAATTACCAATTATCATATTGTAAATAAAACAAACTTAATAGAGTTTGATAATTATTTTAATTATTCTGGACTTATAGAATATAAAAAACGATTTATAAAGCCAGAAGATAATTATGACGATCAAATTTTTGAAAGAGAAATAATTAAAAACGATATGAGCAAGTATCAATTAAAAAATAAATTAAATGAAACCAATAAGATCAACACCTAATTATTATATAGGCAAAAATAAATACGAGGCTTCTGAGGTTGTATACGGCTTTACTGCTTCTTATAATGTAGGTAACGCACTTACTTATTTAATGCGTTGTGGAAAGAAAAAAGAAGAGGGAATGTCTGATGTAGCCAAGCATATAGAAGATATAGAGAAAGCTATCCATCATTTGCAAATGGAAATAAAGCAACTGCAAATTGATAATTTAATAACTGAAGGAATGAGTTATGAAAAAGCAATAGCAACTTTGGAAAGAATAAATGAAATACAAAATAAATTCAATAAAAAATAATATGAAAAAAGATATATTTGATGCGTATGCAGAAGCAGTAGCTGACAAGTTTCATCTAACTTTAGGAGAAATGTATACTAAAACAAGAAAAAGAGAAATAGTAGAGGCAAGACAAATGTTATATTTTCTTGCTCAAGAAAGACCTATTAGATTATCATACATTAAAAGATTTATGGATGAGAATGGTTTGCCAGTAGAACATTCTACTATTGTGCATGGATATAAAAAGGCAAAGGCATTTGTTGAAAGCGATCCTGATTATAAACATATTTTAGAAGAAATAAAAAATAAAGTAAAATAATGTATTCGTTAGATCAGTTATTTAATCAAGCCTTACAAGATAATCCTATACATATTAAAAAAGAAATGGGAGACTCTGTAATTAATAATGGATTTAAAATGCAAAAGTTTCAAAGTAAAATTGAAATTTTAAATTGTTCACGCAATGGAGATTACTTTCAAGAGTTAAATAAAAATGAATATGATATGTTTTTGTCTAATGGCTGGATAAAAGGTTGTGTAATTATGAACATAAATAATTGCCTACATAAATTAAAACTAATAGAAGACAAAATGAGAGTTGAGGTAAACAGCAGAAAGAATGATAAGTTTATTAAAAACTTAAAAACCAAAAGAGAATATGTAATGAATAGATATTCTTATTACACTAAAAAACTAATTAAATTAAATTAAATTATGAATAAATTAAAAACAATTAACATAAAGGGAAAAAATTATGTAGAAGTACATACGAGGTTAAAATTTTTTAGAGAAGTATATCAAGAGTATACTTTAGACTCAATAGTATTGGATAAAACTCCAGAGTCTATAATGATTAAAGCCGAGATTAAAGACTCTACTGGTAGATTAATAGCTTCTGGAATTGCAGAAGAATACAAAGGATCATCTTATATTAATAAAACATCTTATGTAGAAAACTGTGAAACATCAGCTTGGGGTAGAGCCTTAGGTAATTTCGGAATAGGCTTAGACACATCAGTAGCTTCGGCTAATGAAGTTATGAACGCAATAAGTAATCAGGGCAAGACTAAAACAGCAGGGTTAAAAACAAAAGTAACTTTAGATATAGGAGATGATAACTGGAAAAAAGTTTTAAGTTATGTATCATCTAACAAAGAGTTAGGTCTACCAACAATAGTTAAAAATTTAGAAAGCAAGTATAATATTAAAGCAACCGTTAAGAAAGAAATTTCAAAACATATAAAATGATTGCTATATTAGAAAAACTTAAAGAAGACTCTTTTTACTATGGAGAGTATGGACAGCAATGGCTGTCTAATTCTGATATATATACTTTGCTTAATGATCCCCTTCAATTTAGAGTACCTAAACAACAAACTAAAGCTATGCTTGAGGGAAGGTATTTTCACACAGCAATATTAGAACCTGACAAGATACAAAATTTTTTAATAGTTGATGTGGCAAGTAGAAATACTAAAAAGTATAAAGAATTAGTTGAAGAGCATGGTCAAATGTTATTGCTACAAAAAGAAAAAGAAGATTTAGACCAGGCTATATTAATGATAAAAAGTAATATGGATATGGCTGAAGAAATATATCATCCATCTAACAAGTTTGAAGTTCCTGCAATAGGAAATATTATGGGCTTAGACTGGAAAGGTAAGGCAGATATAATCTGTGAAGATAAAATTATAGATTTAAAGACTACCTCTGATATAAATAAGTTTAGATCATCAGCATATAGGTATAACTATGATAGTCAAGCATATATATATCAAAAGCTATTTGGCAAACCAGTACATTTTTATGTTGTAGATAAAAATACTTTACAATTAGGTGTATATATACCGACTGAAGATTTTTTAAAAAATGGACAAGAGAAAGCTGAAAACGCAATATTTATTTATAACACATTCTTTAGTGAAAACTCAACTGAAGATATAAATCAGCACATTATATATGAAACATTATAGACATATCATTTGGCATAGAAAAATATTTTTTGTTTTTAAGGTGGTTTTTAAGGTAATAAAATATTACCTTTCAAAGCTGTCTTGGAAAAGAGAAATTTTTATAGTAGAAGTTCCAACTACTATGAAAAGCGAGCAGGATAAGCAAAAACTTATGACTGACGTTTTAGAAATTTTGGAGCATCAAATTAAAATACATTAAAATATGGAAGAAAAAATTTATGTAGGAAGTGGTACTGAAAAGTTTGACGGTAACCTTGTTTCTTGCAGTTTATGTTTAAGCGACTTACCTAAAGAGCACGTCTTTGAGTATAGTGGTAAAAAATATATTAAACTAAACGTACAAAAGAAGAAACAAGCTGATGAGTATGGGAAGACTCATTATGTAGCTGTGGACACATGGAAGCCTGAGCCAAAAGCTGAGCCGGTAGCCAGTAGTACAGCCGATCCTGATTTACCTTTTTAACAAGAGGGGCTTAGCCCCTCTTTTTTTTACACAACAACAATGGAGATAACAATATTTAAAGACATAAAAGACACATCACAGCCTTTTTACAGAAATGTAGAGGTAGTGTTAAAACGAATTGAAGAAGGAGCATCTAAAGAAGTAGTAAAAAAAATTCGTTCTGAAAAAAATAAAGAAGAAAGAAATAAATTAAAAAAAACTTTACCGGCAGTATGTTTCAGTGGTAGGTTTAAAAAAAGAAATGATGCTTCTTTATTAGAGCACAGTGGAATAATTTGTTTAGATTTTGATGGGTATAAAACAAATAAAGACTTGCTTCAGGAAAAAGAAAGACTTACTAAAATTAAATACGTTTATTCTGTTTTTATTTCCCCAAGCGGAAAAGGACTTAAGGTGTTGGTTAAGATACCAAAAGACGTAGACAACCATAAAAATTATTTTAACTCACTTAAGAAATTTTTTAAATCTGATTATTTTGATGTTACATCTAAAAATATATCAAGAGTTTGTTATGAATCATTTGATCCTTTAATTTATGTAGCTAAAAACTCAAGTATATGGGATAAAATTGAAGAACAAGAGTATGTGGAAAAAATTAAATACAAAGATAAACCCACTATTCCTCTAACAGATGAAAATAAAATAGTAGACATACTGGTTAAGTGGTGGGAAAAAAAGTATGGATTAAATAGTGGAGAAAGAAACAATAATGTTTACATACTTGCTGCCGCCTTCAATGATTTTGGTATTGCTCAGAATGTAGCTATAATGGTAATGAGTAATTTTGAGTCAAAAGATTTTAGTAGGGCTGAAATACTTAGAACAATAAACTCTGCATACAGTAACACTCATAATTTTGGAACTAAGTATTACGAGGATGAAGAAAAAGTAAACTTAATTAAGCAACAGTTAAGAAGAGGTATAAATAAAACTGAGATAAAATGTCATATACAAAATGATAAAATAGATGACGAAAAAATAGAAGAGGTTATAAATAAATTAGAAGAAGAACAAACAGAAAATAAATTTTGGGAAAAAAGCGAGAAAGGTAAAATTAAAATTATACATTTTTATTTTAAGAATTTTTTAGAGGACAATGGATTTTATAAATTTAATCCTCAGGGAAGTAAAAATTATGTATTTGTAAGGGTGGTAAATAATTTAATAGATCACACAAGCGAAAAAGAAATTAAAGATTTTGTTTTGGATTATCTTTTGCAATTAGATGATATTAGTGTTTATAATTATTTTGCTGAAAACACCAGATATTTTAGAGAAGACTTTTTAACTCTTCTGTCCTCTATAGATGTGTTTTTTATTGAAGACACGAAAGACACAGCTTATTTATATTTTATGAATTGTGCTGTAAAAATTACACACAATGAAATAAATTTAATAGACTACTTAGATTTAGGAGGGTATGTATGGAAAGACCACGTTATAGATAGGGAGTTTACATTATGTCACGTTCAGAAATGTGACTATAAAACTTTTATAAGCAACATATGTGGAGAAGATGAAAGTAGAGTTAGATCAATGGAATCTACTATAGGATTCTTAATGCATGGCTATAAAAATTTATCTTATTGCCCAGCTACTATTTTAAATGATGAGGTTATTTCTGATAACCCAGAAGGTGGTACCGGTAAAGGTTTGTTTATGAATGGTTTAGCTAAAATGAAAAAATTAGTAGTTATTGATGGAAAGTCTTTTACATTTGAAAGGTCTTTTGCTTATCAATTAGTATCGGCTGACACACAAATATTATGTTTTGATGATGTCAAAAAATCATTTGACTTTGAAAGGTTGTTTAGTGTGGTTACAGAGGGATTAACATTAGAAAAGAAAAACAAAGATGCTATTAAGATACCATTTGCTAAATCTCCTAAGGTTGCTATCACTACAAACTATGCTATAAAAGGAAAGGGAACAAGTTTTGAAAGAAGAAAGTGGGAGTTAGAGTTATCACAGCATTACACTAAAGATTTTACTCCATTAGTAGAGTTTGGTAGATTAATGTTTGGAGACTGGGATGATGAAGAATGGTGCCAGTTTGATAACTATATGATAAATTGTTTACAAGGATATTTATTGTCAGGCTTATTAAAAAGTGAGTTTGTAAACTTAAAAATTAGAAAGCTATCAGCAGAAACAGCGCATGAGTTTGTTGAATGGTGTGGGCTTTTAGCTACATCTGCTCCTAATGACAAGCTAAAAAGCAATCAACGTATGTATAAATTAGATTTATATAGTGACTTTATTGAAGAGAACCCTGACTTTGCTCCAAAATCTAAATATACTATTTCAAGAATAGCATTTAACAAATGGTTGTTTTCTTATTGTTTATATAAATACAACACAACTCCAGAAGAAGGTAGAGATTTAGGGGGAAGATGGATTTTATTTCCGGAGATAGATGATGAAGTTTAGAGATTATCAATTAGACCTTATATCTAAAGGGGTTAATATAATTAGATCAAGTGGGTTTTTGTATTTAGCTATGGAAGTTCGCACTGGCAAAACCCTTACCAGTTTTGGTATTGCTACATTAATTAAGGTGGAAGAAGTTTTGTTTATTACTAAAAAGAAAGCCATAGGTAGTATAGCAAATGATTATGATATGTTGGAACCTCCATTTAGCATAGAAATAATAAACTATGAGTCTTTACATAAGGTTAAACAAACAGGTTGGGATTTAATTGTTTGTGACGAGGCTCATACTTTAGGCGCATTTCCAAAGCCTAATAAAAGAGCAAAGCAAATCAAAGAAATAATCAGAAGGTCTAACCCTTTCGTTATACTGCTAAGCGGTACGCCTACACCAGAGTCTTACAGTCAGATGTATCATCAAGTTTACGGCATACCTAATAACCCTTTTAAATCTTTTAAAAACTTTTATGCTTTTAGTAAAAAATATATTAATGTAAAACAAAAATTTATTAATAGTATTTATATTAATGATTATACTAATGGATTAAAAAGCATAATAGACCAGATGTCTCCATATAAATTAAACTACTCTCAAAAAATGGCGGGTTTTAAAACCACGATAGATGAAAAAGTATTATATGTACAATTAAGCTCTGTGTGTTTAAATTTAATTAAAAAGATAAAAAGAGACCGAGTTATACAAGGAGACAATGAAGTAATACTTGCTGATACTGGTGTTAAGTTAATGTCAAAGGTGCATCAGTTGTGTTCTGGTACTGTTAAATTTGAAAGTGGAAACTCCATGATTGTTGATAACTCTAAAGCCAAGTTTATAAAAAAATATTTTAAAAATAAAAAGATAGGTATTTTTTATAAATTTAAAGAAGAATATAAAGCGATTCAGTCTGTCTTTAATGACATGATAACTAACGATTTAGATGAGTTTAATTCTACAAATAAATCTATTGCTCTTCAAATTGTCAGTGGTAGAGAAGGTATTAGTTTAAAAAAAGCTGAGGCTTTGGTTTATTATAATATAGATTTTAGTGCCACCTCTTACTGGCAAAGCAGAGATAGAATGACAACTAAAGACCGAGTGTCAAATAAAATATTTTGGATATTTAGTAAAGACGGAATTGAAAGAGATATTTACAAAACAGTTGTTAAAAAGAAAGACTACACCCTTACCCATTTTAAAAGAGATTTGTTAGATTTGTAATATGACAGAACAACAAATTCAAGAAAAACGTATAGCACAGTTAGAAAACCAAGGATACTACGTTATTAAACTTACTGTAACAAATAAAAATGGTATTCCTGATCTAATTGCTATACCAAACGGTTCTGATGTTTTGTTTTCAGAAATAAAAAAACCCAACGGGAAACTTTCAGAATTGCAAAAATTTAGAATTGAACAATTAGAAAAGCATGGGGTTAAAACAGAAATTTATAGGGGATAAATATGAGGTTGAAGAGTTCTTTATTGATAGTCTTCAAGAATTAGATTTATACACAGCTTTAAAAATAGCAAGATATATAGAAAGAAATATAAATTCATTTCCTGCAAATGATTTATGTTCTTATATTTTGGGTGGTGTTATTGTTGAAACCATTGGTGATCCCATCACATTTGCCTTAGAAATTGTTAGCGATAATAAGGGTTCTACTACCTTAACTGACGTTAGTCTTATTAGTATGGATGAATACTTAGATTTAATAAATTTAAATTGTTATATAAAAAATCCGCAATAATTAGGATAAGTGGGATAATTTTTTATATTTGATAAAACGAAAATCAATGTCCAGAGTAGCACCAGAAGATACTTCTACAATTAGTCATATAAATTATATTACTGAAAGTATACATAACTATGGAGATACTCTTTATGAGGACTTAATGGATAGAGATCATGACAAAGCAAAGGAGGATGCTCAAGAATTAATTAAAGTATTAGCAGACCTAATACAATCTTTAACTGATGAAATATGAAAAAAACTAAATTAAATTCAAAGAACCCTAAGTACATGAAAAAAGAAGAGGAAGAAATAAAATATACTAAAACACTAATGTGCGAAGCCCCTACTCGTAATGCTAACGGAAATATTACTAATCAATCACGCACTGTTAAAATCTATGAAATAAAATATGAATAAAGAAAGAGCAAAAGAATTAAATCAGTTTTGTAAAACGGTAGCTGAGCGTTTTTCAAATACATCAAGACAGGGAAATATAAACAACGAAACCTTTTCAGTAGAAGAAATTATACCAACATCAGATGATTCTGCTGTAGTTAATTTTGTAAAAAATACTGGTAAATTAGCAGTGGCATATATGTATTATATAAATAGAGGACGGTCTAAGGGTTGGAAATATTATTTTCCTACTGATTCTCATGTTGTGGGTATGCAGGCATTTTCATTTTATAAATTAGAGGCTGAAAGAAGAAACTATAAAAGAAATTTTAAATCTGTTGAGCAATACAATCGCAATAGAGATTATGTAGATCATATTTCTGATGTTTCAGAAATTAATTTAGAGCTATAAGTTTAGCTAATTCTTTAGCTGCCAATATATCATTACACTTTTCGTACTCCTCTATATAAATATAGTAATCTAACAAGGCATCATAAACGCTATCTTCTATTTCTTCCATCGGTTTATCAGGATTGTAAAGCAAATAAAGAGTGTCAACATTTTCCAATAAATTCTCATAAGTATCCTTTCCTGTTAGTATAGAATAAGTGTAGTGCATACATAAATCTTCATTAAAGTTTTTCATTACTTAGGTCTTTTAGGTATAGGCTTTCCT